CCTCTTCTGGTTCGATTCCAGGAATTCCCATTCAGTCGCTCATGCGACTTTTTATTTTGTCTGAAAGGTGGTGATGGAAAATCGCTAAATTAACTCTAAAACAACAAAGATTCGCTGACGAGTACATCATCAGCGGAAATGCAACGGATGCTGCTATCAAGGCTGGCTATGCTAAGAGGTCGGCTGGCCAGATAGGTGAGCAGAACTTGAAAAAACTTGAAATTAAGAAATACATAGATGAGCGCTTGGCTCAGCTTGCGTCCGAGAAGATTGCAACACAAGAAGAGGTACTTAGCTATTTGACTTCTGTTATGCGTGGAGAGACGCAAGAGCAGACGCTAATTAGTATAGGAGAGCTAGGGCAGGAAATAACGGATATAGACGTAGGGGCTAAAGATAGGATTAAAGCTGCTGAACTTCTGGGAAAACGACATAGACTTTGGACAGATAAGGTAGAAGCTGACATTTCTGGAACGGTGGTGTTTGCGAATGAATCAGACATACCAGATTAAGCCAAATGATATTGTTGTAGATCTCCCAAAAAAGGTTGGCAAAGGCTATGGCCAGTTCTGGCGCTCGCGGAATTTCTACCGCGTCGTAAAAGGGTCTCGTGGTTCGAAGAAATCAAAGACGACAGCGCTGAACTTTATAACGCGTATCTTGAAATATCCTTGGGCTAACTTGCTTGTAGTGCGTAGATACTCAAACACAAACAAGCAATCGACTTACACGGATTTTAAGTGGGCAGCTAATCAGTTAAAGGTCGCTCATAAATTCAAATTCAACGAATCTTTGCCTGAAATCACAGTCAAAGAGACAGGGCAGAAGATACTATTTCGTGGTTTGGATGATGAGTTGAAAATCACATCTATCACAGTAGACGTAGGTATCTTGTGCTGGGCTTGGTTCGAGGAAGCTTATCAAATCGAAAGCGAAGATAAGTTTAGTACGGTTGTCGAGTCGATCCGTGGTAGCTTGGACGCGCCTGACTTTTTTAAACAAATAACAGTCACGTTTAACCCGTGGAACGAAAGACACTGGCTTAAACGTGTCTTTTTTGATAAAGAGACGCAGAGAGCAGATACGCTATCGCTCACAACGACTTATCGTTGCAACGAATGGCTTGACGCCGTCGATATCAAACGATATGAGGATTTGTATCAGACGAATCCTAGACGGGCTAGAATCGTCTGTGATGGTGAGTGGGGCGTGGCTGAGGGGCTTGTATTCGAAAATTACAGCGTTCTTGATTTTGATATACAGGATACGATTAAGCGAGTAGGCGAAACTGCTGCAGGTCTTGACTTTGGTTTCACGCACGACCCGACCACTTTTCCTCGATTGGCCGTTGACTTGGATAAAAAAGAATTGTGGATATATGCAGAGCATTACGAGCACGCTATGACCACAGAAGACATTTATCAGATGATTGCCAAGAACGATATGCTAAACGCTGAAATTACAGCAGATAGTGCAGAACAGCGCTTGATTGCAGAATTGAGGTCAAAAGGCGTCAGAAGAATTCAAGCGTCTGTGAAAGGCAAAGGTTCAATCAATGCTGGTATAGACTTTATGAAGCAATTCAAAATCTATATCCACCCGTCTTGTGAGAAGACGATAGAGGAATTTGATACTTATATCTACAAGCAAGATAAAGACGGTAATTGGTTGAACGAGCCAATCGATGCGAATAACCACGTTATCGATGCCATCAGGTATGCTTTAGAGAAATATCACATCGAAAGAAAATCAACACAAGACCGCATGAAGAATGCGTCTTATTATTTCAGGAGGTAAGATTGGAAGTTAAATTTTTAAACGGCACACGTTTCGACAGTAGATCAAACGAACAATTTATGATGATGACGGAAGACTTTGAAGCCATCGAATACGGTTCTGACAATTGGATTGAGCAGTTAAAACGCTACGTGAACCGTCACAAAGCAGAACAACAGCCTCGGTTAAAAGAGTTAAAGCGTTACTATAAAGGCGATAACAATATCAAGTATCGACCTGCTAAGACGGATGAGACTGCGGCAGACAATCGCATTTCCAGTGACTTTGCTAAGTACATCACCATTTTTGAGCAAGGCTACATGTTGGGCAATCCAGTCGAGTACAAGAACGAAAATGAAACAATACTTGACAATATCAAAGACTTCTCTGCTAAAAACAACGAGAAGAAGCACAACTCCTCAATCAAGAAAGACTTGTGTGTGTACGGCCGTGCTTACGAGCTTTTGACTATAACGAATCGAGATGGCAAGGCTTGGGTTAAGCTGTACAAGTTAAAACCAGAAGAGACTTTTGTTATTTATGATGATACCTACGAACAAAACTCACTCATGGCCGTAAATTACTATGATGTAGATTATGGAGATAGCAAACGTAAAACGATTATTAAAGTCTATACTGCAGATCATATCTATAGCTACGAGTGGAAGTCTACGGATAGCGATAAAATGGCGCTCAAGGACGAGCAAGATCATTATTTCAAAGCTGTGCCAGTCAATGAGTACAGCAATAACGAGGAGCGTTTAGGCTCTTACGAATCTGTGCTGGATAACATAGATGCTTACGACTTATCACAGTCTGAGCTTGCAAATTTCCAGCAAAATAGTAACGATGCCATTTTGATGATTAAGGGGAATCCGTACACAGGCGCAGAAGAAAATGACTTTTTGGAAGATGGACGAATCAATCCCAATGGTCGGCTGTATGTGTCGCAGGCTTACAAGAAGGCTCAAGTCCTTATTTTGGATGACAATCCAAATCCGGGCGGAACTAATCCAGACGCGAGTTACTTAATCAAACAGTACGATAGTAACGGAGCAGAAGCGTACAAGCAGCGTTTAGTCAACGATATTTTGCGTTTTACTTTTACGCCTGACACGCTTGATAACAGCTTTGCTGGTACGCAGTCTGGCGAGTCGATGAAGTATAAACTCATGGCCAGCGACAACTACAGAGAGCAACAAGAAGACTTATTTGAAGCGGGTCTTATGCGTCGCTTGCGCTTGGCTGTGAACATCTGGACAATCCAAGGCAATGAAAATACAGCTTACGAACTCATCAACGAAACTTCTGTGGTCTTTAGTCCGAATGTTCCGCAAAATAAAAAAGAAATCGTTGAGATGATTAAGTCATTGTACGGAATTGTCAGCGACCAGACTGTTTTCGAATTGTTGAATCAAGTGACGGGTGTAGATGCTGCAGATGAGCTAGAACGTTTGAAGGAGCAAGAAGCCTTAGAACAGCCTGAACCACGGCTAGATCCAGTAGATGAGGTGGTCGATGATGAGCAAGAAGCCGAACAAAAACCATCTTGATTATTGGTCAGGTCGCTCGGATGAAATTTTTCGTTATCTAGACCGAAAAGATATTGATTTTTTTGGAGAATTAAACAAGGTCTATCAAGAGCAAGCTAATGAAATGCAAAAAGCCTTTTATGACTTTGTCAGCAAGTATTCCGAAAATGGATCTATGAGCTATCAGGAGGCGCTACAGCGCTTGAAAGGCACCGACCTGTCAGATTATCGGGAGAACGCCAGAAAGTATCGTGAGCAGGCTGAGAAAGACCCAGAATTGCTTAAGAGGCTGAATGAACAATATGCATCATCTAGAGCAACAAGATTAGATGCTCTGCAAATAGATATGTTCTTTCGTGCAGGAGTCGCTAGAGGTCTTATTGCTGAGAAATTCGAAAGTTACTTGCAGAAGATGGCTGTGATGAGCTACAAGAAGGCTATGAGTGGTCGGGTTGGGTCAATTAACGAGCCAGCACTAAAAGAGTTGGTAAAAACTCCATTCAACGGCTACAACTACAGTCAGCAATTGTGGGGCAATACAGACAATCTAGTAAAGGATTTGAAAAAAGTCCTGAAGGCTGGTTTTGTACGCGGAGAACACCCCAGAACAATGGCTAGAGATTTAGCGCAAAAATACAAAGTAGCCAACAGTCGAGCCGAAACGCTTGTTAGGACAGATGGAACTATGATTGTCAATCGCTCTGCTATCCAGAGATACAAGGATGCGGGGTTGAAATACTATCGCATATTGGTTCATCTCGACAATCGGACGACTGAAATCTGCAAAAGAATTCATGCGGAAGACAAGCGATATCTGATTGATGAAATGCAGGCAGGAGTAAATGCTCCGCCTTTTCATTTTAATTGTCGGTCTGGTGTGATACCGGACGAAGAAGAATTGAACGGAAGTGTTGAAAATAATTCGGATGAGGTGTATAATCTAAGTAAGAGGGACGGAACGGCTGAATATTACAGCGAGCGCCTTTTGGATCGGATTTCAAAGATAGAGCCAAAAATCACAAGTGATATGAAACGTATTGCAGGCGAAAACGAACTGGCGGGTCTTGAATTCCGAAAGAAAACAGCTGAGTCGTTAGCTCGTAAAATCACGACAGATAGTCAGATTGAAAATATAAGTTTATCAAAGGCTGCAAGTAAAATTAACGATGCTTTGCGATATACAACTATTTTTGATCCTGATACTTTTGAGAAAGAGTACCAGGAGATGGCCCGGCGTCTCATTGAAGGCGGGTATAAAATCGTAAAAGTAAAGAATACTTGGCTGATGAATGGGCCGTATAAAGGCGTGAATACAGTTGTTGAAAAAGATGGCATAAA